TAGTTCGCCTTTCGTTTTTATATACTGTCTATATATTTATTGTAGAAATACCCAAATTATAATCATTAAATAGCAATGGCAGAAAAAATTATATCACCTAATGTATTTGCTCGCGAAAGTGATCAATCATTAGTTTCAAGAGGACCTGTTGTAACTGGAGCAGCAATTGTCGGCCCAACTGTAAAAGGTCGCCCATTAGTTCCTACAGTAGTTACCTCATATTCAGAATACCAATCACAATTTGGTGAAACTTTCAAATCAGGAAGCCAATACTACGAATATTTAACTTCATTAGCCGCTAAGGAATACTTCTCAGGTGGAGGACAATCATTATTAGTAACTCGTATTATTTCAGGTTCAGCTTATAACACATATGCTCAATCTTATGTTAATATGTCTGGTTCTACAGCAAACGTTGCAGCTTCTGCTTCATTTACTTTAGAAGTTAAAAATTATGGTAACATAGCTAATAATTCAGGTTCTATGTCTTCAGCAGGTGCTTTAGTTTCTGGATCTTTAGACAATATTCGTTGGGAAGTAACAAATACCGATTATACAAAAGGTATATTTACTTTAGTTATTCGTAGAGGAGATGATACAAACCAAAATAAAAATATATTAGAAACATGGTCTAACTTATCATTAGATCCTCAACAAGCTAATTTCATTTCTCGTCAAATCGGTGATGAAAAATCAGTATATGTAGCAGCAGTAGGTTCTGAATCTGCTTATGTACAGTTAACTGGATCGTTTGCGGGTGGTTCTCAATATGTTCGTGTTGCTTCTATTCCTACATTAAATGTTGATTCATTCGATAATGAAGGATTCTTTAAATCGGGTTCATATGCTGCAACATTACCTGCTACAGGTTCTGGTTCAATCGGAGGTGCGTTTACTGGAGGTATTGCTGCAACTGGTATAGGTGGAGCTGCATTTTTTGATGCAATTACAACATCATCCACAAATGCTCAAGGATTTACTGATGTAGATTACACAACAGCATTAACTTTATTAACAAATAAAGACGAATACGATTTTAACATATTACTAACTCCAGGTTTATTCTTAGGTGCTGATGCTAATATTTCTAGTGGAAATGGAATTACAACAGTAGAAGATAGAGGTGATGCATTCGCAATTGCTGACCTAGTTGCTTACGGAGATACTAAAGCAAATGCAATATCAGCAGCAGCTGGTTCAACATCAAATTACGGTGCTGGATATTGGCCATGGGTTCAAGTTCAAAGCGCTAACTTAGGTCGTCCAGTATGGTGTCCACCATCAGTAGTGATGGCAGGTGTATATGCATTCAATGATTCAGTAGGTGCTGAATGGTTCGCTCCAGCAGGTTTAAATCGTGGTGGTATCGGATCTGTAATAAGAGCAGAAAAACGTTTATCTGCAAATGATCGTGATGATTTATATGCAGCAAACGTTAACCCATTAGCAACATTCCCAGGTGAAGGTGTTGTAGCATTTGGACAGAAAACATTCCAAAAACGCGCTACATCATTAGATCGTGTAAATGTTCGTCGTTTGTTGATTAACTTGAAACGCTTTGTTTCTTCAGTTTCTCGCCAATTAGTATTTGAACAAAATACAACAGTAACTCGTAATCGTTTCTTATCAGTAGTTAATCCATACATGGAACAAATCGTTTCAAAACAAGGATTATATGCTTATAAAGTAATAATGGACGATACAAACAATACAGCAGATGTAATCGACAGAAACCAATTAGTTGGTCAAATTTATGTTCAACCTACTAAAACTGCTGAATTTATTATATTGGATTTCACACTTCAGCCAACTGGAGCTGCTTTCCCAGCATAATAAAAAATTTAAATAATTGATATTTATAATAAACAATATATAACAAATGGCAGTATTAGATCCTTCAGAAATTATGTTCACCGCTTTTGAACCAAAAGTTCAAAATCGTTTCATAATGTATATAGATGGTATCCCATCATATTTAGTAAAATCAGTAGCGTCTCCATCATTTGATGCTGGCGAAATCATATTAGATCATATCAACACTTACCGTAAAGTTAAAGGTAAAGTAAGATGGAATAATATGTCTATGACATTATACGATCCAGTAACACCTTCAGGTGCACAATCAATCATGGAATGGGCTCGTTTAGCTCACGAATCAGTAACTGGACGTGATGGATATTCAGATTTCTACAAGAAAGACTTAGTTCTAAATGTATTAGGACCAGTTGGTGATGTAGTATCAGAATGGATTATTAAGGGTGCTTACGCTAAAACTGCTAACTTTGGAGCATATGATTGGTCAAATGAAGCTGCCGTATCAATTGATCTAGAAATCGCTATGGATTATTGCGTATTGAATTATTAAAAATTAGATTGTGAATATTTAAAAACCCTTCGTCATATTGTCGAGGGGTTTTTTGTTTTATATATTTATATACGCACAATAAAACTGTTATATGGAATCCAAATTTAAATTACCAACCGAAACAATCACCTTACCGTCTAAAGGCTTATTATATCCAAAAGATAATCCATTATCATCTGGTGAAATTGAAATGTCATATATGTCTGCAAAGCATGAAGATATATTAACAAATTCAAATTATATCCAAAATGGAACTGTAATTGATAAATTACTACAAGCATTAATCGTATCACCAATTGATTTTAATACATTACTAGTTGGAGATAAAAACGCATTGTTGTTTGCTGCTCGTATTTTAGGATATGGTAAAGAATATCAAATTCAATTCTATAATTCATCAACAAAACAATTAGATGATTATACAGTTGATTTAACAACATTAAGTGAAAAAAATATTGATGAATCTTTAATTACTCCAGGTCTAAACGAATTTTCATTTACTCTACCACAATCAAAAAACTTAGTAACATTTAAAATACTAACACATGGTGATGAAAGAAAAATCGATCAGGAATTAAAAGGATTAAAGAAATTATATCCAAACGAATCATTCGATGTAACAACTCGCCTAAAGCATATGATAACATCTGTGGAGGGAATGCGCGAAACTAAAGATATCCGTGAGTTCGTCGATACCGCTCTGACCGCTCAAGATTCACGCTCATTACGCGAGTATTACTCAAAAATAACACCAGACATAAACACAGTTATTACGGTTGATAAGGATGGGTACACACAGGAGGGTGTAGATATCCCAATTGGGATTAACTTTTTTTGGCCTAACACCGGAGCATAGATTAGGAGTATTCTCTCAAATCCATGAAATTGTTTATCATGGTAATGGTGGTTATTCCTGGAGTGATGTTTATGATATGCCAATATGGTTACGTAAATTCACATTTAGAAAAATTCAAGATTATATCGATAAGCAAAACGAAGAAGTAGAAAAACAAAGAAATAAATCTACTAATACAACTAAAGCGGAAATATCACGTCCTGCAATTAAACCAGATTATTCATTCAAGGCATCACCACAAAAGTGATGCTTTTGATATTTATATTATATAATTAATTATGGCTGAACAAGATCCTAATAAAATATTACAGGAAACTGCTGAAACTGTATCTGCATTAAAAGATGCATTTAACAGTTTAGGAGCTGTAATTAAAACCCAAATAAATAAAAATCTTCTTGATGCTAATGATTTTACTAAGGAATATGCAAGAACTGTAAAATCAGACGCTACTCGTGCTCTTAATGAATTAGGAAAAGCTAGTGAAAAAGTAGTTGAAAATCAATATAAACTTGATAAAGGTCAACTAAAATCTAAAGATATAACTAAACAAATTCAGGAATTAGAATTAAAAGGGCTTAAAGCTAAAGAATCCATTGAACGAGCTGTAAAAAATAAAATAATTAACGAATCAAAAGGCCTAAAATTACAAAACCAAATTAAAGAGGCCACTGAAGAGACACTATCTGAACTAGAAAGACAAAATGGGGAAATCAGCCAAACATCTAAACTTTTAGAGAATATTCCTGGATTAGATAAAATAGTAGGGAATTTTGGATCAATGGCTAAATCATCCGAAGCTATTGCTTCTTATTTGATTGATGCTGGTTTCAAAGCCGATGTACAAATTACTAAATTAGCTAAGTCATTAACTCAAACTAAATTTGAAGCTGCTCAAACTAGAGATAATCTAGCAGACATGGCTAGAGAAAGTGGTGATAACTTTGTTACTACTGAAAAACTAGTTGAATCTACTTTAAAATTAGGCCAACAATTAGGAATAGCTCAAACATTTTCAGCTGATTTAACTAAAGAATTTACCTCATTAACTGGTAAGATTGGCATATCAGAAGAATCTGCTGGTGGATTAGCTAAATTAACGGTTGCAATGGGTACAAATGCTAGAACAGTAACAACTGAAGCATTAGGCACTGCACAAGCATTACAATCCCAAGCAGGAATACAATTAGATAATAAACAAATACTTGACGAAGTAGGTAAAGTATCAGGCCAATTACTTGCTAATTTTAAAGGTAACCCAGCAGCAATCGCCGCGGCTGTTACCCAAACTAAATTATTAGGTACAACATTAGAACAAACTAAAAAACAATCAGAATCATTACTTGATTTTCAATCATCGATTGAAAACGAATTAAAAGCTGAATTAATAACTGGACAGCAATTAAACTTAGAACGTGCACGTGCATTAGCTTTATCAGGCGATCAAGCAGGCGTAGCTAAAGAATTAGCTAGCCAGAATATGAATTTTAGTAAGTTCAGTCAAATGAATGTTTTAGCGCAGAAAGATTTTGCTTCTGCTTTAGGATTGACTGCTGATGAATTAACTGATCAATTATTAAAACAACAATATTTAGGTAAGTCACGTAAAGAAGTTGCCGCATTAGCAGGTGAAGAAGTTGCTCAACGTTTAGAAGCATTAACAGCACAAGATAAATTTAATAATGCTGTAGAAAAACTACAAGATATATTTGTATCATTAGTTGATGGTCCAATTGGTCAATTTTTAAATTTACTAGGAGATATATTAGGAGTAATAGGTAAAATAGGTGAAGCAATTTCTAAAGCAATACCGGCCCCAATATTAAAAATATTAGCAGGTGTTGGAGCTGGTGCTGCAGTTGGGTCTGCTTTTGGTGGTATTGGAGCAATACCTGGAGCTATTGCTGGTGGTTTATTAGCTGCTGGTGGAGTTGCAGCAAATGCAAATGATTTAATGTCTGGTTATGGTAATCGTACATTATCTACTCCACAAGGCTCATATGCACTAAATAATAATGATACAGTAATTGCTGGTACTAATCTATTCAGAGGTAATGACGTGTATTCAGGTCCCGCAGGTGCTTTATCATTAGGTGGTGGAGGTGATGTAGTAGATGCTATCACTAAACTAGGTGATCGTATTAATCAACTATCAGAACGACCAGTAATTGCTCGTCCATCTGAATTTGCTACTCCGATTACTATAAAACAACAACAAAATATAAGAAGATCTATTTAATTTTAATATTTATATCAAAATAACACAATGGGATTATTACAAAACATAAGTAAAACATTAGGATTTGGTGGAACTAAACCTAATTTTAATGCTGAATCTAAAACTTCAACATTACATAAATTATCATCTACAATTGGTGATCCAAAAATTACAAGAAACTCATCAATCCTAGATGAAACAGATGCTATGAATAAAAACAAATTCAGAAGCGCTAAAGGACAAAAATACACTGATAAATTACCTAAATAATTATGTCATTATTTGACAAATTAAAGGATACCAAATTTAAGTCATTAAAATTTGGTAGTGATAAGCCTGGAGGTGGAACAAGCCCAGAACCTATCATCCAAAAACCTATTAAAGATAACAATCTAGTAGGTGTGGAAAAAACTGTAGCTGATACAGCAGCAGAAAATAGAGATAGAATATCTAGACTTATTAAGTCAACTCCACGTGGTATTAACTTCCTTAATAAACAATCAGGTTTACAATTATCTAATACTCGTTTAGAATTACCAAAAGGAAACATATTTGGTTCTGGTATTAATGCAACTACACGCTTAACCCCATTAACATTTTACAATAAAGAAACATTATTAGCTCAAGAAGGTGGCAATATAGGTGATCATTTTGATCGTTTTGGTTTAACTCCATTTATGGAAGATAGCTATAAGTATATTAATATAGCTACATCTAACAACACCACTAAAAACAACAGATTAGTAGGGCTACAAAATAAATTAGAAACCAAATATTATAAATTAACACCTGGTGTTAGTATAACTCAATCTAGTGTTAATATATTAAAATCTAAAGTAAAAGGTATATTAGGTGGTATTTCTACATTCACTAATACATTAGCTGGTATTTCAAATATATTCGGTGGGTCTCCATTTTTAAATTCTTTAAATAATAAGATAAGTGGAATATCTAGATTAGTATCACCATTTTTATCCCCTACAGTTGATCAATATATTGGAGGACCTGGCTCAAAATTTGGTGTTGGTACTACAAATATTAGACGATTTGATTATACTAATGATTTAGATAAATTTAGAGCAGTAAAAGAGTTTTCAGATATTGGAGCTAGAAATGGGAGAGTCGCTTATACTAGTAGTAGTTTATATGGGGCGTCTAGTGAATTTAATTCATCCCCATTTATAGATAAAGGTGTGATTAATGAACCTCCTAAATCACCAATTAAATCCCAATTTCAACGATTACAAGAACAAATCAGAAAACCCACTATATCTTATGATGGAGCTAATGTGTCTGTAGGTAAGGATAATACTAATTATTCATACAAAACAAAATCATTACCTCAAAATTCAAATTTACCATTAAATCCTCAAAATTTTGGATTAGATAAAAATAATGAATTATTTAACTATATTACTAATGACTCAAATCGTTTAGATGGAATGTATGATAGAAACGATGGAGAAAATATGTCTGTTGTTTTTCAATTAATTAATCCATTCACCGCACAAAATTTACACAGAATAATATTCCCCGCATATATAAACGGATTTAAAGTTAATTCAAATGCTACTTGGAATGATGTATCATATATTGGTCGTTCTGAAAGTTTATATGTATATTCTAAATTTAAACGTACTGTATCATTTAATCTACAGATACCCTGTTTTAATATTATTGAATTACGTGAGCGTCATCGTGCATTAGGTGCTTTAGAATCATCATTAGCAGGACAGTATAAT